GTGGTTATTGTGGCGTTGGTTCTTGTTGCAATTGTTCAGAAACCATTGGAACAGCTGGCTGTACTGCTATTGCACTAGGAGGCACGGGTACGTCTGGTAATTCTGGTATTGCCTTTAAAAACTTTTTCATAAATTCTTCTTTTTTACCAGCTACATTTCTACTGGCACTTTTTAATAAACTTTTATCAAATGGGTTTGACAAAAATTGGTTTAACACTCTGAGAAAACCAAATCCTGCAAAAGCACCAACACCACCACCAGCACTTATACCTGTTGTACCAATTAATGCTGTTGGTCCTAATGACTGTGCTGATCTTAATAAACCAGATCTAAGTATAAATGTGTTGACATCTGGCAACGCTTCAGGAAACTGTTTTAATATGTCTAAGAACTGAAAAAGGTCTTGTGCATTTGTGTATTTATAATCTTTTAATAATTCTTGAGTAGCTGCGTATCTTTTGCTTTTTAAATTATCAAAACCTAGTTCATTATATAATTTACCAAAATCTCTTTTTTCGCTTTTTAGATATTTATTAAATATATCATCTAAATAATTAGCAGCTAATTCATTTACCTTCTTTGTACCAATAATTCCTTTTAATTCTTTTACTGCTTCTGGTGATTTGGCGTTACTAAATGTTTTAGAATATAAATCTTCTATTCTTTGTGATGGCGGTCTGCCTATACCTGGTCGCAAAGCTCCTTTTCCTAATGCTTTTTGAAACTCTTTACCAGTTTTGCCCTCTACCACAGACATATATTCTTTAAAAAGCCTATCTCCCGCCGACATTAGTCTGCCAGCTTGATCTTTTGGATCTCTTAACTGTTTTTTCATAGTATCTTGTAAAGCAGTAACCGACCTATACGCATAATTGTTTGGTGTTGCACCCTTGGCTGGGTCATATTTTTTAGCTAAATTGGTTAGCTTAGTGTCTAAGGCTTCTACATCATTGTAAGATAATTTTCTTTGCACAGGAGCTAATCCTCTTCTACTCATAGCAAAATCTGATTTGTATATTCGCAGTTCATTTAATAAATCTAAAACATCTTGTGGAGCATCTGTAAATTTACTTTTGGGATAAACAGTATTAGCTGTTCTAACTAAATTTGTTGTGTCAAAAAAATTACCTTTTTTCTTGTTTAAATCTTTAGCTTTTCTATAAACAGATGTATAAGAATTTCTCCAATCTTTAAAAGATTGCATGCCTAATTCTTTAATCATTTTTGATCTTTCAACCTCAGTAAGAGGCATTTTTTTAGCAGTTGGCGATATCCTTTTGCTTAATGCTTTATCAACCTGTTCAAAGGTTGTGGCTAATTGTTTTTGACCAGGAGTTCCTGCTAATGGCATGCGACTTGTTAAGTTATATATACCCCTAACAAATGGTGATGTGCTAGCTTGACCAAGTGAAAGGTCTATACCTTCTTTAGCTAGAACCTCTGCTTGTTTTGCAGCCTCATCAGTTATACCCATTTGTTTTTCTAAAAAACTTACTGTTTTTTGTGGGTCAGCTGATTTTTCTACTGCTGCTTTCTTTGCTGCTTGTGCTTTGTCTACAATTTTAGAAACGACTGGTTTTAATGCTTTACCAGCAACAGGTACTGCGGTTGTCAGAGCCGCATCTACTGCGCCAGTTACAGCAGCATCTTTAATTCTTTCACTTGCGCTCGGTGCTGGCATATCAGGAGCTAATAAGTCGCCTAAAAAATCTGCTGCTAAAGAACCACTACCTGCGCCAACCCCTGCGCCCGCACCTGCGCCAGCAATTATTCCTGGAAGTCCTGCGGGTGTACCAGCTATACCACCTGCCACCGCGCCGACAGTACCACCTACAACTTCTAAGAAACCTTCAGCCCATGAGGGCAATCTGCCTGGATAATCGTTTGGGCTTATAACGCCTAGTTCAATGCCTATTTTTCTTGTTCTAGCATAGTATGTCTTTGCATCAATTTTGCCTTCTTGCAACAATTTATAACCATCGGATTTTATTTCGTTAAAAACCTGTTGTTTATTTTCTGCTTTTTTGAGTTCTTCGTATGTGCTAGCCATTGTTTAAGTATAAATTTTGATATTTACCAGAGACACCAAAATCACTTGGTGGCTGCAATGTTTCTTCTTTTTTTCCTTTAAGTGAAAGAATTGCTGAATCTAACTTTTTAGACAGTAACAGGCTTTTGTTTAACTCTTCTCTATATTTTTCTTTATTAGCATCAGATACTATAGATGACTGCATCCCTTGTTTTAAGTTTTTTATTCTTGCATCAACTTGATCTTTAACATTTTCATATTTTTCTCTAGCATCTGCGTGCGATGTTGCTGCGCCCATTGGTAAATTAGCTTTTAAATTTTCATAAATTAAGACATTTGGTCTACCTGTAAAATCAGCAGCTAAATTAGCTAATATTTCTGTATTTAAGCTGTTTCTAGCTCTAACCGCAGAACTTGTTTTTTCATCTATATCAAAACCCATCTTTCTTGTTATTTGACTCATGCCTTCTTGTAAAGCATCTACAGGCCCAAATGCTTGATCTAAGTTTGCAAATGTATCTAAAATATCGGTTTCTTTTACGGTTTCTTGGACATTTTCTTCAACATTTTTAATTATTTGTGCATCAGATATGCCAGTTTGTCTTAAATCCATCACATCTTTAATTTCAGCGCCAGCTAATACTAAATTTATTTCTTGGTCAGAAAATCCAGCACCTTTTAATCTTTGTATTTGTTGTTGTGAAGAAGCTAATCCCTCTTGTTGTTCTTGTTTTCTTAGGTAGCCTTGTTGCAATCCTCTTTCACCAAAAAGTTCATACATTTTAGCAAGGTTTGGATCTGTCTCTGCTAAACCTTGTAATTGTTTTTTTCTTTGATCTTCTAATTTTTTTTGTTCTTGTTGGCTTTTAAGTTGTAACGCTTGTTGTGCAAAGTCTTTTTGACCACGCAATGCACCACCTAATGCGTAAAGCATCATACCAAGGTTACTGTTGTTTTTAGGCTTTAGCCTCGGCGCTGTCACAACCGTATTTGGAACCATTTTATTACCATAAGGTACTAAACTGTCTGTTGAAAGAAATCCGTTTGCCATTTATAAAACTCCGTAATTAACCATGTAATAACCATTAGCATTTTTGGTTACTGCTTCTGGCATATACTTCATAATTTCTTGTGCTATTACACCTGTTGTTGGATCGGTGATACCAAGCTTTTTAGCTTTATCATTCCATTCCCATGTGTATAAGTTGTGTCCGTTTTCTGATTTGCCTATTGGTTTTATGTTGTCTTTTAGTTTTTCATCAGATAAAAAATACATACCAGCAAGCTGTGCAGCTGTTCCTAAAATATCACCAGACCCAGTTTTTTGCTGTCCAGTTGTTGTTTGTGAAATGAGCGGTGTACCCATACCAGCTTGTAATAAACCAATCTGTTGCTGTGGATATGCCAATGCTCTTTGGAATTCGCCTCTTTGCGCTTCGATTGCTCTTTGTTGTAGTTGTTGCTGCTGCGCACCCGCTTGCCCTAGCAATCCTAATCCTTGTAACTGACCAGTTTGTAAACCACCTAGCAAGCCTGCTTGTTGCTGCCTTGCTTGTAATTCAAACTGTGGCGCAAACATTTGCATTTGTTGTTGCCTTGCCACATCACGCTCCGCCGCCGCTTGCGCCTGCTCAAAACCAGACTGCCTTAAACCAGCAGCTGTTCTAGCCATTTGCTCTGCGTAAGGTTTTTGTGACTCAGACTCTAATAATGCTGATCTTGAACCACCAAATGCGCCTGCTCTAATCGCACGCTCCTGCGCACCACCTCGCGCTATATCAGCTTGCTTTTGTATATCGCTCATAGCAAGGTCTATAACTTGTTGCTGATAAGGTGATTGATATGCTCCGATGTCTTGACCAAGCAAAGATGCAGCTTGACCAGTCATAGGTCTTTGCTCTTGTGCTAATCCTTGTAAGGCTTTTGTTGGGTCGTAACCCATACCCGTTTCAAATAGTCCTCTAGTCGCCTGAAACTGTCGTAATTGATCTGGGTTGAATCCAGATACCATTGGGCCTGTGTAAGGTATAAACGGCTGTTGAGCCATTCCTCTAGCTGTTCCAAATAACTCTTTAAACTGTTCTTCTTGGAAAGCTGGTAAGCTTGCTTCAGATACTGTTGTGGTTTTTCCTTTACTCATAAGTCTTTTCTAATTAAATATTCTGTTTCAAATCCTAGATGTTTTAGTTTTCTTGTCCATCCTTTTCTACCGCCACCATACAATCTTTTGATGCCAGCTTGTTTTGCAAAGGCTTCTATAGATGGTAGCATTTCTTCTAACTCTTTATAATCACCACCACAAAATAAAAGATTCATTGCTTTAACTTGTGGATATATTACAAATTCTGTTATGTATGCAGACTTTTTGCCTGGCCATAAATGGAATATACCTTGTCTTATTTTATCCTCTATGTCGTCAATTGTATAGGAATCTTGATGTTTAACAGCTTTTGCTATATAGGGTTTGCACCTATCCCATTCAACTTCCCAAGGTTCTTTTTTGACCTCTTGTATGTTAATTACTTTGTTAGTCGCCTCTTGCATATTCCACAACGCTTGCATAAACCGTCAGATTACCAGCGCGATCTGCTTGTATTTTTACTATATCGCCTTGGTGTAAAATGATGCTACGAGACAACAACTCTGCAGTGTTGTACGCACTAATAGTATATTCTTTAAATATTGTGTATGACACACCAGCATTTGTTACAGTCACAGTTATATTAGTTTGCTGGTTGTCATGGTCGCATACTAATATAGATTCTATTACTGTAAAGCTGAAATCATCACCGCTTGGCGATGTGTATAAAGTTGTTAAATCCGTAGTAGTAAGAATTTGATGTGCTGCTTCTGCACGTTGGATATATTGTTCTTTTGCAGCTAATCGCATTATCTTCTACCTCTTGGTCTTAAGTTGAGTCTTATTTTGCCAACTTGAAAGTCTTGTGTAGTACCACCTGTTACAGTCATTTGTACTTGTCTTGCTGTGAATCTTGCATCGGTATAACCATCATTTTCAAAAGTAAATGATCCAAAGTCTGTTACAGAACCCATCGGAGTAAATTTACCTTTGAAGCTTATAACCACACCAGGTAATGTATTTGCTTCTTCATCTGGAATGATTTGATTGCATTGCACATAGTTATCACCATTGCCTAATTCTATAGGACCGCTTGTGCAAAAAGGCACATCCGAGTCTAGATTTGGTGAGTTTGATAGCGTAGTGGATTCATGCTCATAAATAAAACCAAGTGAATCTCCTGCAATCGGGAAGTCAAATGCACCCTGGTCAATCCAACAGCCTCTATCTAATGATCCAATGGACCAAGTGTTTTCTAGGTAGTTCCAAATGATATATTTGTTTGGCCTGTATTGGCTTGTGCCTACTGGGAATCCCCACCATATCTCATTAAAGTTTGAGTTGTGTCCACCCCATGATGCGTTTCTACCTGGAACATTTAGGTTATCATAAACAAAGTCATGCACTTCACATGGTATTTCTCTAACAACACCATCATAAACAAAGTATGAGTTTTCACCCATCCATGCTAAGAAGTTACCTGTTTGTACTACTGACCTTCTGCTGATAGCTTTACAGTTAGCACCAGCTGTTGTAATACCATACACATATGGTGAGCCAACATAGCTCATTCTATCTATACCAGTATCACTAAATATGATGACATCGTTTTGGTATTTAATACCTAGTAACGCTCTACCGCCTGTAGGTATTTGCAGATCACCTGCCTTGTTATTGGCCTTAGATGTCCAGTTGGTATTATCTTCTCTATCGCTCCATGCTACCTTTCTAGGATCTCCGCCCGCACCAATAGCAACTAAATGTCTTTCGTTGGTTACTAATACTGATTGATTGTCTATCGGTGCATTGGGAACGATTGTGCCGATGGTATCAGGCGAACCACCTGATGAGTCTGGTCGCCATTGATAGATCTTACCGTCACCAGAAAAACAAAAGATTAGGTGTTCACCCCAGTTGTCAAAGGAGAAATGACCCTGTTGTAATGGTAAACCTGATTGTGATCTAGCATCACCATAATCTTCAACACCCCAATGGTATGCACCATAGCCCAATGGATCAGCTGTAACATCGTTTACAAATCCCGATGGTGTTATATCGGTCCAAGTGTTGTCGTAAAGTACATAGATCTTTTGTCTAGTACCAACTGCTAGTACGTTATTACCAGCATTATCTTTATAGGCGTACATGCCAATAGGCTCGCCGTCTAATGCTGTAGCTCTTAATTTAGACCAACCGCCTATAGGTTTTAGGTAGCCGTTTTCAAAACGAACTAAGTTGCCGTCAACCCAACGACCTTTATTAGCATAGTCAGTTCCATTTTTGACTATTCCAGCTGGCGGAGTTACAGGCAACAGGGCCATGATTAACCTATTGTTTTAGTTACAGATGTTGGTGTAATTAGTGCTGCGATTTTTGCATCTAGTCCAGACTTTAGACTAGCTACCTCATCTTCGCCCATACCTGTTGTAACCCAACCAGTAACTGTGTCATTGGTAAGATCTGCAAAAGGCACAAAGCTAGATATGTCATCTGCATTAACGCTGTGAGTACCATAACTTGTAGCTGTGTAGTTATTACCTTCAGAGTCTTGTTGATCGCTTTGTGCATTGAGACGCCAATGAACATTGTAAACAACGTCTGAGTGACTGTCGTGTGTTGGGTAAGTATCTACTGTTTTACAGTCCCAAGTATATGTATTTGCCATAATTATTCTCCTTTTAAATTAAATTGCTGCAATAATAAATGCTAGAAGTTCGCTATAACGTACTCCTAGTCTTGTTTGTTCTACTCCATCATCATTAGTCCAAGTGCTACTAATAAACATACCATAGTCACCTGCATCTAATCCTTCAGCAGTAAAAGCATCTTGTAAGTCTTGAGCTATAATTCCGAAGTGGATTCTAGCATCATCACCTTTTGAAGCTACAGCAGACTGCCATCTGAACTTTCTTAATAGTCCTTTAGCTGCAATAGCTACTCTAGTTTCTGTTTCTGATAGAGCTTCTATATCTTGTTTTTCGTTCCTGTCTGAAGTGTTGATAGTGCCATTAGTTGCGTAGATGTCATCGAATCTAACATTACTACGTCCAAGGTCTATAGCATCATCTCTTGCACCAGTTACAGAGCCTATAGGAAATATAGCGTCAATAGATGGAGCAAAAGCCAAACCAGTATCACCACTAATTATTGATAACGCGTCACTTGAATAATTACCAATACTTCCAACTGTTGAGCCGTCTTTGAGGAAGTGAGTGATAGGGCCATCAGTGCCTGTGCGGTTTAAGTAAGCAACAGGTGCGAAAGCTCTTGCTATTGCTAAAAAACCGTCTGCTCGCAAAGCAATACCGTTATCCGTAGTGTTTCCTGCGTTATTGTTTGAAGGGTCTGTATCAGTAGTCCCAACCAACAGATTACCTGATGAGTCTATTCTCATAGCTTCTGAGCCACCTACATGAAAATAAAATGGATTACCAGTATTATTATTTTTAATGCCATAATATCCATAAGACGTACTATTTGTTGCATTGTAAGCTGCTGTTATTTGATAGTCTTGAGCAGATAATATTGTTAAAGGTTCGCTTGGACTAGCAGTTCCAATTCCAACATTTCCGCCAAGCGGTTGTAGTGATAAAGGTTTTAAATTATTTGTACCATCATCTTGTATAGATTGCATATAACCATAATTGTAACCATTAGAGCCTATCCAAAGTGAAATTGCAGCACCATTATTAATTCTTGCAGCAGGTGTTGAAGATGTTGAAATTGTTGATGTATCTGCTGGTCCTTGTACGTGTAGTCTTGCACTAAGTGATGTTCTTCCAATTCCAAGCGATTCAGCACTTGCATCCCAGAATAAAGCTGCAGTTGTGCCTGTATTTTCGTAGAAGGAGATGTCGTTGTTAGATTGTATTTTTAATAAATCTTTTTGGTTTTTATCTTCAATAATAAAACCAAAATCATTAGCGTCACTTACGTTGGCTTTTATGTTATATCCATTAGAAGTACCATCGTCTGAACGTAATTGTATAGTTGTAGAATCTGCCCTTACAAGTGCTGTACCATCAATAGTCAAACCATCACTTGTAACTGTTCCTGTTACATCTAAAGCTGTTGAAGGATTTGGATTGCCTATTCCAACGTTGCCACTGGAGTTTATGTTAAACCTGTATCCTGAGGCGTTGTAGTCGTATATACCAAATCCATTAGTGCCGCCGACACTACTCAATAAGCCAAAGTCCGCACCGAAGGCAGTGGATGTTAGTCTGACACCG